TCACCTCGTTCCCCCGGAGAGGGTGCGCAACGTAAACAATCATCTCTCCATCCTCCCCTCATCAGTACCGGAGTCACCGGTATACGGCGGGTGGTTCCCGCCGTTTCGGGGTTTTAATCCGCCTCGGTTACCGCCTCATATGCGGCCTCATAGGCGGCCTCATAGAGCTCCTCCCGCCTGGTACCCTAGGCGCCAGTACCCGGATACGCTGCTCCGATAGGCTCCATGCATTGGCCAGATCAGCAACCGAAATGAGTTTCCCCGTCATTCCTCGCCTTCCCCCCTACCAAACCAGCTCGCCGGTGATGGCGTCTCGGTAGTCGCTGTCTTGCCAGCACCGCTCCAACGCCTCTTCCGCGCCGATGCCAGCCATCTCGTGCTGCTGCATGTCGATGGTGTGGACCGTGGGCTCAACTCCGGCTTCAAGGGCGGCTCGGAGGGAGTGGTTCCCGTCTACCAGGATGACGAACTCGACTCCTTCGAGCTCAAACGGGGTTGTTACGAAAACGTCGAAGTCCCGGGCCTCCATCTTTTCCGCGACGATTTCCTGGTCGATGTAGCTCTGGCTGGTGATGATCTTCATTTCCTCGCCTCCCTTACTACAGATCGTCATCGCGTCCATCTGTCTCTCCTCCTCGGTTTGGTTGGGGCGCTGCCCCTCGATGCGGCAATAGTACCACGGCCACCGCTAAAATGCGCTCTGTGACGTATTCGTACACCTTGCTCATTACTGCACCTCCTCCATTGCAAGAAGCTCGTCAAGGTAGTCGTCCTTGACGCTGCAAAGTCTGTCCCGTTCCACGAAGTTCCCCTCGTCAAAGGCTTTGAGAATTAGTGTGTTGAGGTTGCGGATTTTCTGCTTCAACTGCTCTTTCATATCTACCCCTCCTCCTCTTTGGTCCGGGGCGCTGCCCCGTGATGCACCAATAATACCACGGGCACTAAGTAATGTCAATACCCTAGATGCACAAGTTGCGTCTAGTCGATGACATCATGCGGCGCATCCGGTTGAGCCCTGCTCTCGGCACTTGACACCAGGTGTACTACTTGACATCAGGTGCACGAGTGGTATAATCGCATTAGTGGCCGCCATGAGCGGCCGGGGGAGGCGGGTGTGTAGAAATGAAAAAAAAAATAATTGGAGAAAAAGACGTCGTCCTTGCTGTGCGGGTTGTGGTCCCCGAAGAGGAGGCGCGCCGGCTAAAAGCCGTGCTGGCGCTTGAGGGGCGCACGCTCCGCGCGTTTGTGACAGAGAAAATTCATGAGTATGTCCTCCTGAACGGGAGGCGGCCATGAGCGGGCAGCAACTCATGGCCCTATCCATCCGCCAGCCGTACGCACAGCTGGTGGCTGGCGGCACCAAAACGGTGGAGGTCCGTTCGTGGCGCACCGACTACCGAGGAGAGCTCCTGGTATGCGCGGGGGCTGCATGGGCTGACACAGATGACGCCGCCGACGTGTGGAACCAGCATCTAGACGAGATCGACGCCCTTCTGGAGGCGTTCCCGTTGGGCGTTGCCGTGGGGCGCGTCGACCTGGTCGACATTGTCCCCATGGAGCCGTCCCTCCTGGAGGCCGCGTCGATGGGCGAGATGCCCGAGGGGCGTACGTGGGCGTGGAAAATCGCGAACGCCAGGGAGTTCACCCCCGAGGAGCGCTTCCCCGTGAAGGGGAGGTTGCGCCTGTTCCGGGTGGACGCTCCGAAATAATGAAATTGGCAGTAGCAGTGCCACGTTTTTAGGGGTATTTTTATTATCATCGCGACGAACGCGCCGGAACGCGAGCGCTCCGGGCGCTAGGCGCGATGATAATGTAATTTCTGTTACGGGTGGGGCGGGCATTCTTCACACAAATAAAACATTTTAGAGGATCGCGCCGCCCCCTATGAGAGCAGGGCCCCCACGCAGGGGGCCTTTTTTATTGCTCGGGAAGGAGGAATGTGCCATGGCAGATAATCTTGCGCGGCAAGTTGAGCGGAGGCTGGGCGTCACGAGGAACACTGGCGGTGGACGCTCCGCGTCTCGAAGAGCTAACAAAAAGATTGCCACAGCGATGCGCCGCAAATCGCGCGGCGGGAAGGGCGGCTAGGCTAGGTGATTTCAACGGCGTTGTACGATACTGTGCGTACGGCGTCCATGATGACGGACAGAGTCCTTGTTGGCCTCTCTGGCGGCAAGGACTCTGTTGTTACCCTGGACATATGCGCGCGCTTTTTCCGCCACGTTCAACCATTTTTCCTCTACCTGGTGCCCGGCCTGGAGTTCCAGGAACGGACGTTACGGTACTACGAAAAACGCTTTGGCGTTGAAATCGTCAGGGCTCCCCATTTCATGCTGTCGGAGTTCCTGCGCTACGGGGTGTTCCGGATGCATGACACAAGCGTCCCTATTGTCTCGACGCGGGAAACGTACGACTGGCTGCGGGAGAAAACGGGAATCTACTGGATCGCCTGCGGGGAGCGAATCACGGATTCAATTATCCGCCGGGCGATGATTAAAAAATCTGGCTCCATTGATGCGAAGCGGGGGAGAATCTACCCCATTGCGTACTGGAACAAGGGCGAGGTTATCCAACACCTGAAGGCCAGGAAACTGCCACTGAGTGAGGAGAACAGGGCACTGGGCTTCTCGTTCCGCTCCCTGGCCCCGGACAACCTAATACCGATAAAAACACTCTACCCAGAGGACTACGCCCGGATGGTGGCGTGGTTTCCGCTCCTAGAGGCGTCCATAAAACAACACGAGTTCTTCGGGGAGGTCCGTCATGGCGAAGGCGAAGAGTAGTGGCGGACTGTCTCGGTTCCAAAAATTCGAGACCGAGACAATCCACCGTAGGGAAATCCACGGAGCCCCCTATAATCCACGCTTCATTGACGAGAACGCGAAGGCCCGCCTGGTCAAGGGATTGAAAAAGCACGGGCTAGTGGAGGCTTTGGTGTGGAACCGAAGGAGTGGTGTTCTCGTTGGAGGACACCAACGCCTTGCGGCGCTGGACGCTCTAGAGGGCACCGACGACTACGAGCTCACGGTAGCCGTGATCGACGTGGATGACCGCGAGGAGAAGGCCCTAAACGTCCAGCTCAACAATCCCTCCATGCAGGGGGAGTGGGATCTGGATAGGTTGGCGGCCATGTCAACGGAGTTCGGGCTTGACATGGAGCAGGACCTTGGGTTTACGGAGTTCGACGTCGCCACCCTGTTCGGTGGGGACGACCGATTTACTGCACTATTCGACGACACCTCCGACGTGACAGCGGCAAAGGACACTCTTGGAGAGATCAAGCGGGATCGCGCCGCCATGACCGAGAAAATGAAGGAGGAACAATCGGCGGATTTCATTTTCACCGTTGTGTGCGAATCCCAAGAGGACAAAGACGCCATGCTGCGGAAAATGGGGGTGCCGATAACTGAGGTTTTTGTGTCCTCGACGGCGGTTAGGCGGCTGGAGAAAGGAAAAAACTCCAGCGTATAAACGAGGACAAAAGGGGGTAACGCCCCATGGCACACGTTGAAAACGATGTACAAACACTACCGCGACGACCACTCAACCACGACTTCCACGCTATAAAGAAGGTGACGCCTTGAACGTTGTCCAAAAGTCAATAGTTGGGGCTCGAGGAAGTGCCGTGCGTACTCCACGACCACCTGACGGCGACTCAGCGCAAGGCGTACATCTTGGCTGACAACAAGTGATGGAGGCCGTCGCTCGTCAGGTCGTGGAACAATGGATAGAGAAAGCGAGGTGACAACCCATGCCGAAAGCGCCGCATATCCCGACTGAGAAGAGCCGCGCCGAAGTTCTGGCGCTGGCCGGGTTCGGGACCAGGCACGATGATATAGCCACCTACATAGGCATAACGAAAAAAACATTATACAAGAACTACCGCGAGGAGCTAGATACCGGAGCGATCAAGGCGAACAGCGCCGTGGCGAAGACGCTTTACAAGCTCGCGATTGACGGCGATTCTCGAAGCTGTATGTTCTGGCTCAAGACTCGAGCCGGATGGAGAGAGACAGACCGCCACGAGATTACTGGAGCGGAAGGCGCGCCGCTCATTCCGGTCATTCAGGTGGTGTTCGACGATGAACCGGACGAGGAAGAATCGACAGATTAAATTCCCTCCGGCCTTCGAAGCCCTCTTCCGTCCCGCCCGCTACAAGGTCTACTACGGCGGGCGAGGAGGCGGGAAGTCTTGGACGGTCGCCCGCGCACTACTTGTCAAGGGACTTGAAAGCAAGGTGCGCGTCCTGTGCGCCCGCGAGTTTCAGACATCCATCGCCGACAGCGTTCACAAGCTCCTGAGCGAGCAGATAGACGCGCTCGGGCTTGCGCCGTACTACGAGGTGCAGAAGACGCGGATCATCGGTCTGAACGGTACGGAATTCATCTTCAAGGGAATCCGCCATAATGTGCAGGAGATCAAGAGCACTGAGGGCGTCGATTATTGCTGGATTGAAGAGGCGCAGTCGGTCAGTGAAGAATCCTGGGCCGTGCTGGTGCCGACGATTAGACAGGCGAACTCCGAAATATGGATGACTTTCAACCCGCAGGACGACGACGACCCGACCTACAAGAAATTCGTGCTTAACCCGCCTCCGAACAGCGTAGTACGCAAAGTTTCATGGCGCGACAATCCGCACTTTCCGCAGGTACTCAGAGACGAGATGGAGTACTTGCAGCGCGTGGACCCGGACGCATACGCTCACGTCTGGGAAGGGGAAACGCGCACTATCTCCGACGCGGTTATCTTGCGCGGGAAGGTGGAGGTCAGGCCGTTCGAGACGCCGCCGGTCGAGCGCTTCTACTTCGGCGCGGACTGGGGGTTCTCGCAAGACCCGACGGTGCTTGTCCGCTGCTTTGTCATTGACCGCACGCTCTACATCGACCACGAGGCCTACTCCATCGGCTGCGACATCGACAAAACGCCGGCGCTTTTCGACCGCGTGCCGGAGTCGCGGAAGTGGCCGATATACGCCGACAGCGCACGACCGGAGACGATCTCCTACATGCGCCGCGCGGGGTTTAATATCAGCGCCGCCGAAAAATGGAGCGGTTCGGTCGAGGACGGCATAGCCTTCCTTCGGTCGTTCGAGCGCATCGTCATCCACGAGCGCTGCAAGCACGCCGCAGAGGAAGCGCGGCTGTACAAATACAAGGTCGATACTCGGACAGGGGAGGTACTCCCGGTGATCGTCGACGCAAACAATCACGTGATAGACGCACTGAGATACGCCATATCAAAACTTGTGCGC